TTCTAAAAGAATTTCAGGTCAAAAATATGACCCCAGATGAAATTCGAGAAAGAGTGCTCCGGATAACGCAATTTTCTCACATGGCCACTGATTACAGTGCATTTGAGACATCTATTACTCCTACACATAAAATTTTTGAAGCAACACTTATAGCGACAGTATTACACGCGCTAGGATTGGCTGATGAAATTGAGGATATTATTGAGTATATCATTAAGGCTCGCGAAGTGAAGACTAGTTCTTTCACTTCCTTGATGGACACGCGAAGTAGTGGAGATTTCTGGACCAGTTTTGGTAATGGAATAGTCAACCTCTACTTGATCGCTACATCAAGTTTTGCCAAGAACAGCCATCGCTTTTCTAGTAGGGAAGAGTGGTGGGCCTGGTTCGTGGCGAATGCTCCCGTCGTCGAAGGGGACGACGGTTTGTCTATTAGAGAACACATCGATATTGATGTGATTAAAAGTTGCGGGGTCTCCATCTCATTAGAAGAAAGTGGAGAACAGCACGGTGATGTGGATTTTCTGCGTAGTTTGTGGTTTGAAGACTGCAGAATATTAAACACACTGAGGGTATGTAGGTCAATGTGGGCTAAAGTTGGTGCAGGTTTATCTAAGTCAAAAGTTATGTGGTTACACAGAGCTTCAGCTTGGTCAATGCATTACATGGCTCCCGGACACCCTATTATTTGGGCCCTGGTAAATAGGATTATGTTTGAAACGCGCAATTGTTCGCCGTTCAAAGGTTGGAAAACTCATTTGAATCAATGGAAGAACGTCCCGTTGGACGAGGTTCCGATAGGATTCTATGTTGCTAACGAACCTACGAACAGTCAGAGGAACAGATTGGCTTTCTCACGATCCTCCCAATTGCCACCAATAAGTGTGAGCGCCCAGATAAATATAGAACGGTCATTAAGGACCGACACGACCATCATGGTCCCAGGAGTTTGGGAAGCGTATGATGAGTTTCTCAGCATGTTCATGTCTCCGGATGATGAATGTCTGTTTGAAACAGATGTGATGGGGCCATGTGTCCGTGCCCAATCCCACCTGGAAAGAAAAGTGTTGTCTTTAGTGTACAACAAGTCTTACCATATTAAAACTCATAAGAACCGTAAAGTGGTTCTGTGAGGGTCCTATTCTAGAGCTTCGGGCTCGCGTACTTTTATTTCTGTTTCTATTGTTTGAACGACAT